CAATATATTGTCCTACTACCCCGTAACCTACCGGATAAATATTTCCGACAGAGAAGTAGTCTTCTCTACCCACAACAGGGGAAGCACCTACAAGTTTATTCCACAAAGAATGTCGGATATTTGAACTTAATTCAAATTCCGCGAGGCCGGTTTCGAGTTGTTCAAATACCGGGATTTCTTCTTCTATTATTTCCGGACTTATTTCAGATTCAACCCATTCATATATTATATTCTTAGGTTGTGTTACGAAATTTGTAGCATCCCAGTTTGCCAATTCCCCTACGTAATTGAAACCCTGTCCTATCTTTATTGTCGGGGTTACAATGTTTTCGCTACCTACAAGCAGAGAAGTTCCCACATAAAGCAGAGGGTTTCTGTCTTCGTAGTGTGCGGGGTTTACATTTTCTCCTACAAAGTAGGTATTTCCGGCGGTAAGATTCGGTTGCCCTACGGTAAAGAAATATGTAGATTCCGGGAAATATGCGTGACCCCATGAACCAACCTGCAGGCAAGTAGTATGAAATTGTTCAGAGAAATCTATTTCTTTGCTTGCTTCAAACCAAGTAAAGAAATAATCCTGCCCTACTCTCAGGTTTGTGTCACCTACAAATTTAGTAGGATCCCCAACCAAGAAAGGTTCGTACAAATCAGAAATATGTGAAGAATATGCAGTTTCTTTATGTGTTTCGAGGTCTGTAATTTCAACAGGTATTTCTTCTTCAAGTAAAGAAACTTCCCCGGTGGACAACAGTATGTCGCCCGGTTGTGTGTCAACTACGTGTCCGTCTCCTATATTATCCGGGGGTTGAACAAAGTCTTCGTAACCTACGATAATACCTCTGTGGGTATGGAAATCATTTTCGAAAGCAGTTTCTGTCCACGAGTGTATTATCGAAACACTGCAACCGGAGACATGCCAACAATTTACGGGAGATATGTCCCCTTCTATATATCGACCACCAACTACTGCTCTTTGGAAAAGTAAATAATCGTCTTGTGCTGATTCAGAATAACCCCATGCCCAGAAAGGTGCAGAATTACCGACAGTAAAATCCGGGGTTCCTACAAGGAACGGGTCATCTTTGTATGTCTGATGTGAATATCCAACGAAGCCTGAATTTGTCCAGCCATCATAATTGATAGGATCGTTGTATTCTCTGAAGGAACGAACAACGAAAGGATAGCCTTTATATTCGAAAGCACCTACATTTACAGGGTCTCCGACGTAAGGGTATTCCTGATAGACCGGATAACCAACCTGTAAAGTCCACGGACAATTTGTAACATAGGGGCTGTATTTATCAAAGAAAACTTCTGTAGATTCCCAACCGAAGACTTCAGAAATGTCTACATAGTCGGTAAATATTTTTGCCCATCTTATTTCTGCGAGGGAAGTACAAATCCAAAGTAGCCGTGTTGCAAAATCTTGGAATTTTCCTTCAGTGTCTTCAAAAGCTTGATTTTCCCCGAGAACTTCTTCTGCCGGGGAACCTGTTCGGGGTAAAGCCCATTTATCGTATTTATCACAAACACCTATAGGACGATGTTCAAGACCGAGTTGAAGTACTATTGTGCAGGGGTTGACCGGTTGAGTCCATTTAGGGTCTCCCTGTTGATACCATTTATTTATGTCATACCATTCATAAACTTCACATTGTATATCGAGAAGTCTTAAAAGGTATTGTAAGCCTCTTTTTGTCCCTTTTATCTCATAAAGGTTAGAAAGCAGAACACAAAGAGTTTTAAATTGTTCCGAGCCTACATCGTAGTCTATAAATTCAGAAGAACCAAGTAGCTCAAGTATTTTTTCATAATCGAAATTAGCGTTCTTTATGTCGTAAAGAGCTTTAAGAACATCTATGTTCTGTGTGTGATATTTATCGAGAATATAATCTAAGATTTCTGTAAGTCGAGAATAGAAATCATAATCCCGAATTGAATCCGGGAGGAAATTCTTAGATTGTATTTGATATTCTGTCATTTTTTAAACTGCTTTCAAAGATTACACATTCACATCGTAAATATCATATCTTTGTCCGGCAACTGTAAAAATACTTTTGTCGAGCGCAATTTCCGTATCTGAAATAATTTGAGTTACATGTGCAGAAAGAAATAATTCCGGGTTTACAATTAAACTCCCTACTTGAATAGGTTGCATTGTAAAATGTGCGGCAGAGTCAATCAAACGATAATCTTGAACACCTGTAATATAACTGTAACTTAAATATCTCCAGTAACCGTTGTTGCTTGGATCTATTTCAACTACATAATTTTTACTCGCGGTAACGATTACTTCAAGAGAAACCAGTTTAAGATATCTGTCAAATTCCAGAGTTTTATCAGAAACTGGTCTTACAAGATAAACACGATTAACCCCGTCAACTCTTGAAACTTCAGAAGTAACTTGGCCTATATGAAAGGTTGTTCCAAGCTTCATAGTATATTTAGCGACAGTTTCTTTTATCAATTCCTCTATTTCTGTTTGCCCAACACCTTCTTCGACAATACAAACCATTTTCATTTCAACCCCTATTAACTTAGGGTCAACTAAAATAATTTGTTCACCTATCATTTTATATTGCACAAGATATTCATACATAGCTTCTTTTTCGGGATAGGAAGCTAAATGTTCATCTACAAAGAGGTAAGAAAGTAGCATTGTGCAGCAACCTTCTGTATCTTTCTTGAAATTTGAAGAAATAAGAGACCCTGAATAATTCAGGAAAATATAAACATGATCCGAGCCTGTAACCATTCTTCTTTTTGCAGTTAAATATCCGGGGGCAACTGCGGCGAGTTTTGTTATCGAATCTTGTTCGTATCCCGGATTTAATATTTGAACAGAATTAATATTACATTCCAGATTTTTACTTAATTCTGCAGGTTGAATACCGGTTACGCCTAAAACCCCATCTGTATTTACATAATTAAATTCAACATTGTCGTTAACTCGTAATTGATAACCTATGTAACCATCTCCGAAAACAAGTAAGATACCCCCACTGTATGTTTTTATCAAAACATTATCCGGTAAGAATTCATCTGCGTATTTAATTAAAGTTTTAGGAACACCGTTTATAAACAATTCGAGAGTATCCCCGAAAAGATTTGTATCTATTCCGGAGTCCATTATCAGGGTATTTGTGAATTTTTCGTTTGTAGAACTTAAATATGTAGATGTTTTCCAGTCCCCAACAACACATTCTATTTCATTTGTCCCCCCCGGGATAGTTTGTGAATACAACAAACTTACACTTCGGCCTCTGTAATAGAATAAAGGAACTGCCCTATCCCAGAAAGTGCTTATCGGCAAATAAAAATTAATTTTCAAACGAGGGGCTGAAACTCTCTGAACAGGATACCCTACAATATTACAAATATTTACAGAAGAGGTGTATAAACGACAAGAATCAAGATAGGATTCCCTTCTTGCCCCGAGAGAATGAAAACCTAAGAAAGCACCCAAACCAGCAAATAATTCAGTTTGTGTTGTCCCGGCTCCGGATAAATAAAAATCTTTCCATTTATCCGCTTCCGGTAAATTCTGGATATATTCATTTAAATCTTCAAGAATACTGTTGAAGCTTAAAGATTTAGGGTCTATTATCTGAAATTCATTTGCCATTTTTTATCCCACCCTTTGGTTAAGAGTTCCTGTATAGGTATAGAAAGTAGTATCTGTTAAACCCCGAACTCGAAATGTTAATTCTACATAATAAACATGTTTGTCGTAATCAGGAGTAATATTTGATTTAGAGTAGTCTAAGATCACTCGGGGTTCCCATTGTTGAATCGCTAAAATAATTGTGTCGTAAAGAGAAGCTACCGTTTCGTCATCCATAGGTTCAAACAATAAATTCTCAATACTCGACCCGAATTCCGGCCTGAATAATCTGGTGTTCTTAGGGGTTGATAAAATATTCCCTATGGACTGGTAAATAGAATCCAAGTCTGTTACAAGGGCTGTGCTTGTCGGAGAATATTGGTTTATATCAGAATAGAGTGCCATATCACAAAAGAGAAAAGTAATACTTGTTTACAATCAATTCTATCGGATAGACAAAAAAAGAACCCGCGAATTTATTTTTCTCGCGGGTTGAAAAATACGTGGAGGTATCAGTTGAGAGTGCAAAAAATTATTAATCCATTATTTCCATAGCATCTTTCAAAATGCCAGTCGAATACATACTGTATAATTCTTCTCTTTTTATTTTACGAGGTTCCTGACTGTCCCCCCAGTAAACATCAAAGGTATTGTCTTCATTTTTATTTCCTATAACAACCCAATGCTGAAACCAGATAGCTGAAAAAAGATTTGTGTCTGATTTTACAAGAAGAATCAGTCTCATAGGTTGATACATCTTGTTATCTACATATACCCAGTTGATATCATCTTTAAAAGTTTTCCCTAAGTTCTTAATAGCCCTCTTTAAATTCAAAGGGTTGCTCAGTAAAGGACTTTCAAGAAAGAACGGTAAGTCCCAGTGCCATAAAGCTTTATATGCTTTTTCATAAGAGACGCCACAAGCTAACGCAACTGCAGCGACAGCACAATCCCTAAGTTGCCGCATTGTAGGTATTTTTTCTGTTTTTTGTTCTTCTGTTGGTTCCGGGGGATAACCTAAGAGTCTTTTTAAAGTTAACCAAAAAACTTTGAAAACATTCATTTTATTAAAAACCACCTTTTACAAAAGATCAAATAATTATCTTTCTATAATATACCGGGGAATTATTTTCTTTTTATGAATAAAGTTAAAAACCTAACAGTAAAATTTTGAGGTTTCAACTTTTGACACTTCGACCGAAATATTTAACTCAGTACTTCCTAAATCTGTACTTAAGTACGTACTTAACTACAATAAAGTACTAAGTACTGAATTAAGTACAGTACTTCCGCTTTCAGATTTCAGCGAAGGGTTTCCGTAAACACACATGCGTACGTTGGCTGAGTAGGTAAAGGCATGTGTGTCACTAACTGACGTTACGTCTGCCTGATTGTATCATTGGAACCTAAAAAAGTAAAGAAAAAAATTTCGGCTTTTTTGTATTACTAAATATTACTTTATTCACCAGAAGAAAGGTTTTTAAATACTAAAAAAAAGATGGGGGTATACTTTTTCGGCACCACCCATCTTTTTTTACCTATTTGTTTTTTCTATCTTCATTACCCGTTATCAAAAGTATCCGGACTTCCTGTAATAGTGTTACCTATACCACAAAATTCAGTTACCACGTCCCATAATCTATGATCCATTCTGTTATTAGAATAAACATCTGGGGAATGTGTCAGACACATATTTACTGGACAATGAGGGCAAGTAAAATGAAGGGACAAATCTACCATTGCTCTGCTTCCCGGAAGATTGTTTACAAAAACATCTGAGCTACCTGTGATTCTAATACCAACAAGAACGTGGGGGCAGCACAAAAGTCCGTGGGATCCAACACCGAGGGTAACATCACCTATTCTAGTCCATGCTGGCATATTAATTTACTCCCTTGCTGGAATATTTGCACAAGGGTCAGCCCCTTGGTTGTATCTCCACGCATAGATATCTTTCCAAGCTATTGCGGGGAGTTGTCTACGTATAATATCCGGGGTTTTTTGAACTCCAGATAAAGCCGGGGGGAGATAGTCATCTTGAATAAAGATAAAATCTCTTCCGAAAACCTTACCGTTTCCGTCTGCATCCTGAAAGCAGGCATATTCTTGAGTTAAGCTTGCTGCATAAGGGAGAGAGGAAGGAACAGTAGGTTCCCCCGCAACATCTTCTGTTACCTCGACGGGGTGAGGGGAACTATGTAAATGGCCTTGATGTATATGTAAAGTCATTTTAGCGGTTACTGCCATACTGCAGTTATTTTCTTCTGTGTTCCAGATTTGACATTCAGCTTGTCTACACTCAACCGTCTTAGTTTCAGTTTTAGTTTCATCCCCGGTTACATCCGGGAAAAAGGGACATACTGGCATTGTTTATTTTCTCAACTTTCTTTTATATATTCGTTTTCGTTCCGATATCGTCTTTAACAGCATCAACTCTTTTCTTTATTTCTTCTGCGACAGCAGTAAGTTCCTGAATTTTACTCATAACATCTGCAAGTTTACTTTCGAGGTCAGAAATTTCCCCCTGACCCATTCCGAACAAACCGGAATTTTTATGTATCATAGGAGCATCGAAAGTGATAAAACTACCTGACTGTGCGTTTATGCTCCCGGAAGAATCAAGAACTGTTTTACCCCCGGAAATAACTGCAATCCCGGCTCCTGCTTTTAAACCGGCTTTACCCCCTATGTTTAAGATTAAATCTTTCGGGATGTTTATTACAAGATTTCCTTCCCCGTCGAATTTAATAAACTTACCGAGTTCTTTACTGAAGAATTCTACATATTTTTGTTTTTTGTTTACTTTCAACCATTCCAGATTCGAATTGATATTTCCGTATGATTCCGGATAATCTTCAAGGAAAGGGTCTTTCGGGGCAGTTAATTCATTCAGTCTTCTGCCTTCGTAAAAAGGGTGATAAACATCTTTACTTGTCCATGTTATTAAAACTTCAGAACCTATTTCGGGAACTTGAAAACTCGAAGAGTCTGGTTTACCCCCTAAGCCAGAACCCCCTTTCGGAAAGGCCCACGGTAATTTATTCGGGTCGGAGTCTTCATATATTCCTTTTACAAAAACTCTTACCCTTTGTAACATTCGTGGGTCTTTATTATCTACAACTTTTCCAACTTGGGGGGTAGATAATAAATCAACTTTATTCAGATGCTCTAAGCTTTTTATCATTTTCTTGTCCGGTCTCTACTTACTACATTCTCTGAACCAGCAGGGGTATTTCGAATAATAATAGAGTTCGGCGTTTCTCTACACATTTCAACGTAAGTACGGAAACTCTTGTTTTCGATAACTCTTGAGACTTTTGTGACAATATACAAACCGGTTACTGTTTCTGAAGAGTATTTTCTCTTACTTGAAGTTTCTTCATCTTTAAAATAAACAAGGTCTAATACATGTATGTCGTGATAATCATGAAAATAATTTACAGTTAATTTTACTGTCGAGAAGGTAAACAAATTAACTAAATTTTGTATCTTAGCTTTCCAGAAATTAGCATGGACATTATCTGCGGATTGATTGCAATGCTCATCATATCTAGGTTGAATTTCTTTATCTGTCATACTATCCCCGGACATTGCAAGGGTGGGGTTGACAGCTTTCTGTGTCAATAAAGTAAATTCCCCGGATTCCAAGTTGGCTACGAGCCTTTCTTTTCCGAAAGCATATATTTGATTGTTGAAAGTAGAAGAAGTGCTGTAATCATACGGCATTTCATAAACTATTTCATTTTCTTTCTTATCTTCTTTTTGTGCTACTTTAAAAGTAAACTTAGGTTCTTCTCCGGCGAGCTTTTTTATATCCCGTAAACGGAATTCTCCTGTCATTGTAGTCCCTAAAGCAGCAAAAGAATCCGGGATGTATAAATGTGTCCAGATATTAGAAATAAATTTCCGGTTTGTAATATGCGGTTGAATCCAGTTCATTTTATCTTGCGGGGAAGAAATATTTGTGCTGAAACTGAACTTAGGATGCTGGCCTAAGATTTGTTTCATTGCATCTACAGAAGTTACTTTATCTGTTATCAGAACCTTTTTGTCGGTAAGATATGACATTTCAGCAAATATGCCAACCATGTGCAAAAATGTTTTATGTTCCCCTTCTCTTACCGGAGTATTTTTTGTAATTTTAAAAGTCGCTTCAGACATCTTATCGACAGACTTACCTATTTTTACTATTAGGTTTTTACCTTCATTTACATATTTCAGAACTCTTTCATCAAAAATATAAATGTCGAGTTGAAAGATAGGAAGAACATTACTTGTGTCTTCTATTAATTTAAAACACACAAGTTGTTCTTCTTTCAGAAAATCTTCTATTTCCCCTATAGAAAAAGAAGCTCTGTATTGTCCTTCAACACCTATCATTTTATTTTTAACTTTCTTAAACTCGAAGTTTTCTTTGTTTTCATTTTATTGTAAATATCTTGCCA